TCAGCAAAATGGAACTTGCCGAAAGCAGCAAAACATTGTAATCTATCACGTAAGGAAATGATGATTACCTTTAGTGAATATTGTGCCTTACATGGTACAGATTATACACCTCCTCCTGCTGCAATACAATTGCATCTAAATTATGAATACAATGAAATCCCTGAAGACCCCTCTTAGATATCCTGGTGGTAAGTCTCGTTCTTTAGGTACTAAAAAGAATCCAAAGATGGGACAATATTTTCCAGATCTTGCAGGATATACTGAATTCCGTGAACCATTCTTAGGTGGTGGAAGTGTTGCGATACACATTAGTAAAATGTATCCGCACTTAAAGATAACTGTTAATGATCTATATGAACCCCTTGTCAATTTCTGGTTACAGTTACAGCAATTTGGGGATGATCTAACAGATAGGTTAGTAGAGTATAAAACTAATCATCAAGATCCTCCTAAAGAACTAAGAAAGGAAAAGGATACAAAGTTTCCTGCAAAAGAATTATTTGCCAATTCAAAGAAGGTTCTTAATGATAAAAGTTTTGATGCTATAGAAAGAGCAGCAGCATTTTATATTGTTAATAAATGTTCTTTTAGTGGATTGACGGAGAGCTCATCTTTTTCAAAGCAAGCATCTGTTTCTAATTTCTCTATGAAGGGGATTGAAAAGTTGCGAGGATATTCTGAGATAATTTCTCATTGGCATATCAATCAGTATTCTTATGAGTACTTAATGAGAGAGAATGTTCATGATGGCATATTCATGTACTTAGATCCTCCTTATGATATTAAGGATAATCTCTATGGTAAGAAGGGTGAGATGCATAAATCATTTGATCATGATAAGTTTGCAGAGGATTGTGAAGCAAGTAAAATACATCTGTTGGTTAGTTATAATTCAGATCAACTTGTCAGAGATAGGTTTACTGGGTTACAATGGAATGCAGGTGAGTTTGATTTAACATACACCATGAGGTCGGTTGGTGATTATATGAGAAATCAAAAGACAAGAAAGGAACTATTACTTTTTAACTATGGAATTGAAGGATTGGCTTAATTCTATTAACTTTAATAAGCAGAATCTTATTGAAGAAGATCCATCTGTAATTAAAGATTATGCACCCTACATCATCAATCGTTGTTTGTCTGGAAATATTGATTGTATATTATTTACTAATGAAATGAATAAGTATTCATTCTTAGATAAGGACATGCAATATTCATTTTATCTAAATACTCTTAGAAAAAGGAAGAGATTCAGTCCCTGGCTCCGTAAGGATAAAGTCACAGATCTTGAAATCATTAAACAATACTATGGTTATAGTAACGAAAAGGCATCTAATGCTTTGAAAATATTAACCCCTGAACAAATTAGTTACATTAAACAACGACTTGAAACTGGAGGACCGAAATGACGACCACCACTGAACCTACTGTACAATGGTCTCAAGACCAAATGGTAGAAGTGCTTCTAAATGAACCTGATGATTTCCTAAAAGTAAGAGAAACCCTTACAAGAATTGGCGTAGCATCTAGAAAAGAAAAGAAATTATATCAATCATGTCATATCTTGCATAAACAAGGAAGATATTATATAGTACATTTTAAAGAATTATTTGCACTAGATGGGAAACACGCTAACCTTACTGCTAACGACGTTCAGCGTCGGAACCGCATTACTCGTCTTCTTTCTGATTGGGGACTCATATCTGTCGTAAAATCAGAATCTGTTACTGACATTGCTCCACTTAATCAAATTAAGGTTCTTTCATATAAGGATAAAGGAGATTGGATCCTAGAACAGAAGTATAATATTGGTAAGAAAGGAAAGAAAGAGGAAACCGAATCATAAAGTAGGGGATACACCATCCCCTTTTTTTGCGTTACATGGTTAAATAGTATTGTCGCCTTCGGGGACGCAATACACACTCGCTTAATAAGGAGAACCATGAACGCACTACAACGCTACCATGCTGCTAATCTTCCAGATCTTTTTGATAAGATTACTAAGAACAGTATAGGAATGGATGACTATTTGAATGCTTTTTTTAATTCAGATACTCCACAAACAAACTATCCCCCATATAATTTAATACAGTTGAATAATCATGAGTCGAAACTCGAAATCGCCTTGGCGGGGTTCAAGAAAGATGAGCTCAAAGTCTATACGGAGTTTGGGAAATTACATGTACAGGGCAAAAAAGAAGAATCAAAGGTTGATAGAACGTTTGTCCATAAAGGATTGGCCCAACGTTCCTTTGAACGAATTTGGACGGTCACCGATGATACAAAGGTTGGATCGGTCAAGTTTGAGGATGGACTCCTCACCGTACAATTAAATAAGATTGTACCAGAACATCATGCTCGTACCGATTACTTAGGAGGTGAATCATGAAACTCACATCACCATTCAGTATTATAAAAAATGCTATTAGCGATCTCAAAAGAGTTCCTAAAGACAAAAAGAAAAAGGTGAAGACCTAAATACAATTGAATATCGTCGTCGCATTGAGAGGGGAAACTGGCACAATCCAGTTTGACACCCCTCTTTTTTCTTGCTATAATAATAAGGAATTTAAAAACCAATGATTTTTCTATCAAAACCATCTGTATATAATTTGCCTGGAACATGGGAAAAACAAGATGATGTTCTTATTCAGCACTTAAATTTAACACCAGACCAAGGACTAATTTTATTCTTTGGTTTAGTATTAGGTGGGATGGTTGCTTATGGAATCTATCTTACATTTGGACCAGGTAAAAAGACCCTAAGAGATCAGATTGACGAACATTCTAAGATGCACGAATTGGGAATAGCACACGGTCATGGTGGAAACAAAGAAGCATATGAGATGTCTGGTAAACTAAAGCATAAGCATGAGGATGATGATGCCTGAAAAGCAAACTATTAAGTTTACCATCAGACAAGATGGTACAGTTCTGGAAGAAGTTAGTGGTGTTGTTGGTAACGGTTGTATGAAAATAACCGAATCCATAGAAAAGAAACTTGGAACTTCTGTATACTTAGAACCTAAACCCGAATATTACCAACAAAAAAATGTCACACTTCAGCACGATCAAAACAAAAATCAAACACAAAACACAACTACAGGAGGCACTTGAACTTTTGCAATATGATGTAAAGCAGGATCAGGAACTTAGAGTTACTGGTTCTCATGGTATTGGGCATGAAACCGTAGAAGCAGAACTTGCTATAGCAACTGATATTGGTTTCCGTTTAAACCCGATGACAAATGAGTATGAATTAGTAGCAGATTTGGAGACATGGAATCAACCTATACCTGCAAAAAGATTTGTTGATAAAGTCACTCAACAATATGCTCGTATGGTTGTTCATGACCAAGTTAAGAAACTTGGATTTCAAGTAGAAGAAGAATGGGAAATGGATGATAACTCTATAGAACTAGTAGTAACAAGGTGGGATTGATTCATGTCTATTAAATTATTGCTCTTAAAATCTGGTGAAGATATTATTGCCGATGTAAAAGAGATGAATGTTGGTACAGAAGATGATAGAAAAGTGATTGGATATTATCTTAATAAACCTTGTATCGTTAAGATGCAAGATCCTTCTGTTGTTAAAGAAGAGAAGGCAGCATTTCAAGTGGCACTATTTCCTTGGATGCCCTTGACAAAGGATGATAATATTCCTATTGCAGCTGATTGGTTGATTACTATGGTAGAACCAATCGACAACTTAAAAAAAATGTACATTGAGGATGTAGTAAACTATGGAAAAAATAATAAAGGTGATAGCACTGATGAATCACCATCTACTGATAGCGGAGATTGATGAGGTTGCTGCTGCTGATATCGGTCAACCCGACTGCAAGTTAACAAACACATTCGTCATCAACACTGAATCTGGTCAAACAATATTAGAACCCTTTTTAAATAGTGTCACAAAGGACACTTCAATTATGATGGGATCTGATAAGATATTAACTATCGTTGAACCAACGCCCACCCTACTTGAAAAATATCAAGACCTTACTAAATGAAATTCTACACCAACGTTCAACTAATCGGAAACCAATTCTTGGTCCGTGGAGTTGAAAATGGTAGAAGGTATGAACATCGTGATGAGTTCTTTCCGACTCTATTTGTCAAGTCTAAAAAGAATACTAAATACAAAACGTTAAATGGAGAAGCAGTTGAAGCAATTCATCCAGGTTCAGTACGAGACTGCCGTGAGTTCTATAAACGATATGATGAGGTTGAAGGGTTTGAAATCTATGGCAACGACAGGTATATCTATCAATACATTTCAGAGAAATACCCAGATGATGAGGTCAAGTTTGACATATCTCAAATTAAGCTTGTTACTCTGGATATTGAAACTACGTCTGAGCAGGGTTTCCCTAACGTGGAATCGTGCGTCGAAGAGATTCTGGCAATCACAATCCAAGACTATACAACTAAGCAGATTGTTACTTGGGGAAGTAAACCATTTAATAATAAACAGAAGAATGTAACTTATAACTATTGTCCGAATGAGTATGAACTTCTTACATCATTCATAAACTATTGGATGCAAGATGTTCCTGATGTGATTACAGGATGGAACATACAGTTTTTTGATATACCTTATATTTGTAGGAGACTTGAGCGAGTTCTTGGTGAGAAGTTGATGAAACGTATGTCACCTTGGGGTCTTGTGAGTGAAGGTGAAGTTCATATCATGGGACGTACTCAGATTGTATTTGATGTGGGTGGTGTAACTCAATTAGATTATCTTGACTTGTATAAGAAGTTTACCTATAAGGCACAAGAGTCTTACAGGTTGGATTATATTGCCAAGGTAGAGTTAGGTCAGCAGAAGTTAGACCATAGTGAGTTTGAAACGTTTAAGGATTTCTACACACAAGGGTGGCAGAAGTTTATCGAATACAATATAATTGACGTGGAACTTGTTGACCGTTTGGAAAGCAAGATGAAACTGATTGAACTTGCACTGACTATGGCATATGAAGCTAAGGTTAATTATAGTGACGTGTTCTATCAGGTGCGGATGTGGGATACCATTATCTACAACTATTTGAAGAAGAGGAATATTGTTATTCCCCCTAAGAATAGATCCCAAAAGAATGAAAAGTATGCAGG